CGCTTGCGGGTCGTTTGTGGCTCAGGGCCTTCAGGGTTTCGCGGGTGACGACCAGGGCGGCGAAGGCGAGGGGCACGGCGGTGATGGCGCTGTCGATGATTTCGGCAAACATGGCTGGAATCCTTAAATTTTGTGGGTTTGCGGGCGCGGGGAGCCAGCCGGTGAAGCGAGGGCGGCTCGACCCGCGCGGGGTCGGTGGGCGGGTCTAGTAGAGGACGATCGCCTGGGCCAGGTCGGCTTTGGTGTAGCGGCTGAGAACCTTGATTCCGAGACCCTTGGCGATCGAGACCAGCGTTTTTTTCGGGAGCTTGATCCAGGCGGCGGTGGCGGGCTGCTGGCCGATCAGCTCGGTGAGGGCGGCTTCGAGGATGGCGCGCTTGCTGTTCAGCTTGGGGACGGTGTAGCCGCGATCGCGCAGGGCTTTCAGTTCTTGTTGTAGCTGCCGGTAGGAGAGTTCGTTGGCGTTCATTTTTCAAATCCTTTGAGGAGCGCGTGTGTGGCGTTTGGCTCGACTCGATGTACTTAATGTACCGGCTAACTCTTAAAAAGTCAAGCTCTCTGGCAAAACTTTTTTTCGAGCATCGCCAAAACCTTGGCGGGGGGCGGGTTCTGGCGGCTGGCCCGGCCGGGCGGCCGGGCCGGGGCGGCGCTAGGGCTGGCTCTGGGCGGCCCGGGCGCGCTCCGCGTGCAGCTCTGTGAGAGCGCCGGTAGCTTGTTGGATCACTTGAAGGAGGAGAACGTCGTCGCCGTTCTCACGCGCCTCGTGCAAAATTTCCAGCAGCAGGTCGATTTTTTCGTCGCTGGCTTTCGGGCGGGGCTTGATCGCCAGGGCGGCGCGGATCCGGGCCATGCGCTCTTCTCCGGCGGTGGGGGCGGGGGCGGCGATCGGGGCGGCTGTGGTCGGCATAGGAATTCCTGGGCGGGGGAGGTGTGAAGCGTTCTCAACCCCGATGTACCTAATGTACCGGCTGACTCGCCAGAAGTCAACCCCCCTGGCAATGTTTTTTGATTTGCCTTTCTGATGGGAAGCCAGATCAGTCCATCAGGTCTGCTTATGTACCGGCTAACAACTACAATGTAGGCAGAGTTGCGAGTGCTTCCATGGAAGAACCCACATACAACAAGGCTGCTGTTTACAAGTACCGATCGACCGAGAGCGGCCGCGCTGTGAAGCGGGAGGTTGATCAGCGATATGACACGTCTGAGGCTGGAAAGGCTCGGCGTAAGCGCTATTACGAAAATCTGAGTGAAGAACAGCTTCAGAAGCGACGCGAGCGCAGCCGCGCCTACAGAGCACGGAAGAAGGCAGAGCGCGAGGCTGCGTCAAGGCTCGCCAATCCCAAGAACGTCGATGATGCGCTGTAGGCGGGCAGGGTCGTAGAAAGCTTGCGCCCGGTACCACTGGACGGGATGGCGATTATTTTTGGAGCTGTTGCAACGACCGCATGCGGGCACAACATTAAAGAGAGCGTCGGCGGCGAGCAGGTCGTGCGAGAGCGGGAACAGGTGGTCTACCGTTTGTTCGGACGCTCCGCAGTAGGCACAGCCATCGAACTGGGAAAAGTGCGCGGCTAGTTCGGCTCCGGTGTACGGAATGACCAGCGCGGCGACTTTGCGGGCGCGGCGACGGTGCTTGGCGACCTTTCTTCTCCGGGGGTCGGCTTCCCACCAGCGCCGGTTTTTTTCTCGCACCTTGTCAGGATTCGCGTGGTGCCAGCAACGCTGACTTTCCGCAACGCAAGCAGTGCAACTTCTTGTGCTCTTATAGCGAAGCGATCGCCCCGTCCCGTCCCAGTCGTGGCCACGGGAGCAGAGCGTGCCTAGGTAAAACTTCTCGGGATCAAAATCAGTCGAATTGGACTCCAAAATCAACCCCCAAGACCTCTTCAATTTTTCTCAGGGTTGATTCTGAGATCCCCCCTAGAACGCTCTCGTGTTCAACCTGATACCAAAAGCTCCTGGAGATACCTGCGAGCCTGGCTAACTCGCTAAGTGACCTCGGATCGGCTTCGCGAGCGCGTCTGATCCGAGCGCCCAGCCCGTCAGACTCGATAGTTTCTTTGATGACCCGGTTAACTTTCATGGCGTTAGTGTAAATGGGTAATTGATGTTTGACAAGTGTTCATAGACAGACTACAGTTTAAGGCGAAAAGAAAGCGGCCGGTTTCTGAGGCGGGCCGCTCTCTAACAACCTCGTTCAAGGTCAAAAAGATTATGCCAAACCAACTGGCTGTTGCGATAGTCGGGAAGCCGTCCCTGCCCGAACATCTGAAGAATTTTGAGCTGGAGCTTTACGCGCTCTGCGACTACCTGGAAGTCATCCGCCGCGCCCTGTGCCTTGTCAGCCTTGACGATGGATCTCTGGAAGGCGAAGCCGCACTGATCGCAGAACTCCAGCAGCGGATCAAAGCCATGGCGGCGCGGGCCGAGGAAGCGGGGTTTATGTGCCCCTCTGAGCAGTCCTAGCGCATCGCTCTGACAAACCTTCCACCCTTATCTGAAAAGGGTTTCAGCCCTAGCCTGTTTCTAACGGGTTGGGGCTTTTTGGTATGGCGCTGGAAATCTTGCGGGCAGGCAAACATCGCGATTCGCAGGGACGAACCTATTCGTTCTCGGTGGACTCGCTGAAGCAAATTGCCGACAGCTACGACTCCAGCCGCCATGTCGCGCCAATTTTGGTGACCCATGACGAGAGCCGTCCGAATCAAGGACTGATCGATCGCGTCTGGGTCGAAGGCGAGAGCTTGCTCGCCGAACCGCGCCAGGTCGATCCGCAACTCGCCGAGCAGGTGAATGCGGGGCGCTGGCCGCGGTTGAGCGCCGCGATCTATCTGCCCGACTCGCCCGCCAACCCCGTGCCTGGCTCCTATGGGCTGCGGCACGTGGCAACGGTGCAAATCCCTGCCATCAAAGGGATGGAGCCTCCCCAGTTTTCGGAAGAAGGCACGATTTTGCTGTCCGAAACTGAGGCGGATTTGGCAGCGATCGCTCGAGCGATGCGGGATTTCATCCTTGGCGAGTTCGATGGAATCGTCGCCGACCGTTACCTCCCATCCTGGCTCGTGGAATCGATCACCGCGCGAGCAATGGAACAGCGGGATGGGATGACCTTTTCAGAACAATCGGAGGAACCAAATGTGAACGAGACGGAACTGGTAACGGAGGGCGCGGCGATGCCCCCTTCGGCCGAAGAATACCAGCGAAAAATGGACGCGATTTTGGCGCGGGAAGCCGCCCTAGCAGCCCGAGAAGCCGAGCTGACCCGCGCGGCTGATACGCAATTCGTGGAAGGGGCGATCGCCTCGGGCAAAGTGCCGCCGTTCCTGAAGGAGCGGGCGATCGAACTGCTGGGCGCGCTGCCCGATGAGCCGACCCAGATTCTCGTCTTCAGCGAACAGGGCAAGGAAACCAAAGCGACTCCCAAACAGCTTTTCCGCGAAATGCTGGGCAGCTTGCGCACCGTCCAGTTTGGCGAAGTGGCTCCCGAGAGCATTTCGCCAATTGGCGACAACGACCCGGCGGCAGTGGCGGCCAAAGCCCGCCGACTGATTGCCGAAGCGGCGGCCGCTGGCGAGACGATTTCGTTCTCGGAAGCCGTTATTCAGGCGGGAGGCTAGGCGCGATGAGTTGGTCAAATGCTGGCTTGCAAAAAGCCTATGTGGCCTCTGGAGCCATCCCGGCCTATAGCGTCGTGAAACCGGGAGCCACGGAGGACACCGTAGCCCTCGCCACGGCTGCCACAGATAAGATCCTCGGCACGGTGGGGGAACTGCCGGTGGTGGACGGCGAGCGCGTGGACGTGATCCTCAACGGGATTGCCGACATGCGGGCCGGTGGAACGATCGCAGCGGGCGACCTGCTGACGGCGGGCACTGGCGGCGCGGTGGTGGTGGCGGCGGCGGGCAACCGAACGATCGGGATTGCCCTGAATGCCGCCGTTGTGGGCGATCGGCTGCCCGTATTTCTAAACCAGGGGGTTGCCTAGATGGCCCAAACACCATTCCCACGCGAAAGCCGATTAACCAGCATCGTCCTGGCGTACAAAAACGCCGAGATGATCGCCGATGCGGTCTTGCCGGTGACACCGGTTCCCACGCCCGAATTCCGCTGGTCAAAATACGACCTAAACGCGCCGTTCCGAATCCCCGAAACCCTGGTGGGGCGCAAGTCTCGGACGAACGCGGTGGAAACGAATTCCACCGAAGAAGTCAGCAGCACCGAGGATTACGGGCTGGAATATCCCGTGCCCCAGCGCGACATCGATCGCCAAACCGACACCTTCCGCCCGGTGGAAATCGCCACCGAATGGCTGGCCCAGCTCATGGCCCTCAGCCGTGAAAAGCGGGTGGCCGACATGGTGTTCAACGCGGCGCTCTACCCCACGGCGAACAAGGAAACCCTGAGCGGCACGGCTCAGTTCAGCGACTTCACCAACTCCGACCCGCTGGCCAAGCTGCTGACGGTGATGGATGGGTTGATCATGCGCCCGAACAAAATCGTGATGGGCAACGCGGTTTGGAGCATCCTGCGCCGTCACCCCAAGTTGGTAAAGGCGTACCACGGCAACGAAGGCGGCGACGGCCTGATTTCTCGGCAGTTCCTAGCCGACTTGCTGGAGGTGCAGGAAATCCAGGTGGGTCAAGGCTGGGCCAACCTTTCCAACGTCGGCCAAGCGCCCAATATGCAGCAAATTTGGGGCAAACACCTGCTGTTGATTCACACCAATAAGCTGGCCGGCCCGCAGACGGGGCTGACCTTCGGGATGACCGCCCAATTTGGCCAAGCCTTTGCGGGGCGGATTGCTGACCCGCACATGGGCCTGCGTGGCGGGACGATCGTCCGCACGGGTTGGGAAATCAAAGAACTCGTGACGGCCCCATGGCTTGGTTATTTCATTCAAAACGCCGTGGCGTAAGCGATTGGTCGCTTGCGTCGCAGATGGTGGCGGACTTTTTGCGCGATCCGCAGGGGCATCCGCTGCCCGATCCACCGATTCAGGGAGCAACGATGGCTGATCCAAAACCCCCCTCCAACGACCCGATGGACGACCCAGACGGGCTTTGGAAGACTGACTACATTGACAGCGCCCCCAGTCCGGCTCCTGCACCGGCTCCAACCCCACCTAGCGAGGATTCCCAGTCATGACCGATACCAAGCGCACCTACCAAGTGCTTTCCCCCGTGGACTTTGGCGGCGATTTGGGGCTAGTGCGCCCGGTGGATGCAGCCGGAACGCCCGTGCCGACGACCGTTGAGCTGGATGACGATACGGCGCTGCCCCTGGAACTGGTGGGGGCGATTGAGCTGGTGGAACCGCAGCCCGAGAAGCCCGCGCCGAAACCGGCAAAAGCCAAACCCAGTGAGGCTAGCGAGGCGTGAGCTACGCGACGCTCGCCGACTTCCTAGACGGGTTCGACCTGCAAGAGGCGATCACTCTGACTAACCAGGCCGACCCCACGGCGACGACGGTGGACGAGGACGAGCTACAAGCCGCGCTGGACAACGCTTCGGCCGAAATCGATTTGTATGTGGGCGGGCGTTACGACCTGCCCCTGACCAACCCACCCGCGTTCCTGGGCCAAATTTGCCTCGACATCAGCCGCTATCGGCTGGAGCACGGCATTCCGCGCGACGACGTGCGGCAACGGTACGAGGACGCAATCAAAAAGCTGGAGGCGATCGCCACCGGCAAAATTCAACTCCCAACCGGCACGGGCGACCTCAGCGACGCGGCGACGCGGCTGCCTGAGTGGCAGGAACCGACGCGGGTTTGGGACACCAAGAGCCTGAGCCAATTCTGATGCGACAAGCGCTCGAAGCCGCCGTGGTGGCGGCATTGCAGCCCCTGGAAGCCAGCCACGGAGCCAAGGTCTATGCCTATCCCGACCAGGATTTCAACCGGGCGGCCTACCACTGCCTGATCCTCGTGGGCTACAGCGGTCTGACCCTGGCGGAACCGGCCACCTTTGACGGCGGCCCACAACTGGGGTCGGCCCAGGTGGAGCTGGACGTGCAAGCCAGCGACGCTTATGGGCGTACCAAGATGCTGGGGCTGCTGGACGCGATTCAGGAAGCCTTGACGGGCTTGCCTTTCGGCGACGGTGAAGCCTACCTGACCAAGGAGGGCTTTCTCGATCGCCAGCCCGGCCAATGGCGCTACGGGCAAAATTACACCTTCCCAGTGAGCTACCCCTATGCCGCAACCTAAGAAGCCCGCCCAGGCCACAAGGGGCAAATTAACCGAGGTGACGATCGCCCTGATGCCCCAGGGCCTTCGCACCCCGCCCACGACCACCAGCCTGACGGCCAGCACGGCCGCCAAGGGAGCCACCAGCATCACCGTGACCGGCGTGACCTCCGAAATCCAAGCGGGGCAAGCGCTGTTGTTCATTGATGCCACGGATGACAGCCAATACTTGGCGATCGTTTCGACGAAGGCGGCGGCCAGTGCCACCAGCCTGACGGTGTTGGCGCTGGGCGAGGCGATTCCGACCGGGGCGGTGGCCCAATATCCTCCTCGGTTCATGTTGCGAACCTCTGCTGATCTGGACACCTCAACCGACACGGCTGAGGTTGATTCGATGGATCACAACAACAAGGATTTCATCCCATTGGGAAGCTCCACCGAGTTTTCCCTGGAAGGGATGTACACGCATTACGATCCAGGCCGCCATACCTGCCTTTTTGCCAGCCGTAACAAGTTGGAAATCTACTGGACGCGCACCTACGGCCCTCCCAACGCCAAGTACAGCAGGGGCGAAGTGCATTCTGGGTTTGGGCTTGTGACCAACGTCGGTGAACCGAACTCGAACGATGACATGGTGCAATGCTCCGTGACGATTCAGGTAACGGAGCGCTTGCCCGATGTGCTGCCCACCCCGATCGCCTAATGGGGATCTGGAGTTGGCTGTCCGGCCAGCCCGCCGACTGGGAAGCCGAAGGCTGGACCAGCGCCGAAGAGCGTCGCAAGGCGCTGGAAAACTTGCAAGACGTGGAAGATTGCGAAAACGCCCTCCAGCAGGGCGATACGGAGCGGGCTGAGGGCTATCTGATTCGGATCCGCCAGGGGTTGGTTGACCTGGGCATCGACCCCGATGAGTTAACGCACTAGGAGCTTGGGAGCTATGGGCCGATCGCTGGAAATTGTGGTGCAGGAATACCTGGACTTGTCGCAACAGATGGCGGAAATCGCCGATGCAATGGGCTTTTTGCGGCAACGGCTAGAAACCTTGCTGGCTAAGGAGCCTGGGCAGAAGCACGAGTGTGAGGGCGGGACGTTCGCCCTCGTGCCGTCGCCGACCAAGGTGGAGGCCACCGTAGCGCCCACGCTGCTGGAGCCGCGCTACCAGAAAGTTACCGCCGACTCAGTGGCGTTGCGGAAGGCGCTGGAGCTGGGGATAGAAGTCCCCGCTCGGTTGGTGCTTCCCGAGAAGCCGTTCACCCTGCGGGTTCAGCTCAAGAAAGAGCCGTGAGCCGCGCCCTGCAAACGCGCGGGGTGTTTGCGATCGACTGTCGGCGACGGGGCGATCGGCTGTGGGTGGGGCTGTTGCTCCTCGATGGCGACCAGACCGGCCCGCGCACCCTGGTCAATCGGGACACCGAAGCCACCCTGAGCGTCGTCCTGCCGCCAAATCTTGACCCGATTTCTTATCAAGTGGAGCTTGCGATCGATGACCCCTTGCCTGCCGTTTAAGTCTTTGCCCGCGAACCCCGTCACCCACACGATCGGCAACGAGGTGATCGGCACTTTGGCGATTCCCAAATACGGGAGCCTGACTTTCAACGAATTGCACACCTTTCGCCAAAAGTTGAGCGAGCTGGAAGGCTTGCCCAATCTGGAATACGAGAGTTCTGTGCGGGCATGGCAGGCAACGATTTTGTTGCAATCGCGGCTTTGTCCCGATTGGCAGTTTGAGCACACGATCGCCCCAACCTGGCAAATCGATGCCAGTGATTGGGCGGCGTTCGATCGTCCGGTCAGCGCGGCGCTAGTCGAAGAGTTGAGCAACTTCTGGGCCAAGGAAGCCAACCGCTGGGAGCCAGACGGATACTCCATGGTGCTCCAGGGGCAAGATGCCAGTGAGCAAGCCAAGGCCTACGCCGAAGCCAAGGGGCTGGTGGTGGTGACGCGCGATGACTTCTCGAACCTGTATTACGTCTTCCGGCCGTTCCTGGTTCCCAAGGGTGGATTCCCCGCCTGGAAGGTGATCTGGGATTTTTCGGCGCTGACCGTTGAGGAGCCTGAGGAACAGCCCACTGCACCGCTGGGGGAGTAGATTGGGCGGCGGCGTTTTGGCGGCTGAACGCTGCCTGGCCGCAGTATTTCAGCGAGGCGGAGTTTGGCAACCGGCCGCTGCACCTGGTGGAGGGGGCGTTGCGGGAACTCGATCGGCGCGAGACCGAGGCCGCAGCCCGATCGGGCGATGCCGTCGCCACGATCGCCGCCAGCTATTTCCAAGCCCACAAGGCGCGGGTGACGGCCCTGGACTTCAACCCCTGGCGACGCGCCCTCGCCGTGCAGCGGGCCCGCGAGCAGGTTGACCCGCGCACCGCCGAAATTTTCCTGGAGCTGCAAGCCGAAAGCCGCTTGCCGAACTGGGCGCTACTTCTGATTGCTGACGAGATCCCTACCCTGAGTTTGGCTGCCAATGGCTAGCGCTGGAAGTGCCGGAATTGACATCATCATTGGGGCCGACCCTTCAGGACTGCTGAGTGGACTGAAGGGCATGGAATCGGCGATCGAGCGGTTTGCCGATCGGGTCGAAAAGGCCCTGAAGGACATCGACCTGAAGGGCGGCCTGAAAGATTTGCCGGGAGACCTGGGCGACATCGGCAAAAAGAGCGGCAGCCGGTTCAATGCCGCGTTCAAGGAAGCCCTTGACCCAAAAAACCTGGCTCAGGGTTTTGCTCAGGGCGTGGGGCAACAGCTCACCACCTTGCCGCTAAATGCCGTCGCCGGGGGCTTCAACCTGGTGGCGGGCGCGGTCGGCTCCAGCCTCGACAAGTTTAAAGAGTTCAGCGGCACGATCCAGCGGATCGGCGTGCTGACGGGCGAAACGGGCACGCAGGACATGGCGGCCCTGAAGAAAGAAATCGAGACGTTGGGAGCCAGCACCAGCAAGAGCGCCACCGAAGTGGCCCAAATGGCGGTGGAGCTGTCGGCGGCTGGGTTCAGCGCCAAGGAGCAGAAGGAAGCCCTGCGCGGGATCGTGATGGGTTCCGAGGCGACGGGCGAGAGCCTGAAGCGCGTGGGCGAGGTGGGCGCTTCGACGGTGCGATCGTTCACCAATGTGGGGCTAACGGCTGACTCGGCTGGATTGAAAGCCAAAGATATGGGCGCGGTAATGGACGCGTTGGTGGCCACCGGCAATGCCAGTGCTGCTGGTGTTGACGACCTAGGCGAATCGCTCAAGTACCTGGCTCCCACCGCTAACGCCAACAACCAGTCCCTCAACTCAATGCTGGTGTCGCTGGGGCTGCTTGCGAATGCGGGGCTGAAAGCGGGGCCGGCAGGGACGTACATGAGCGAGGTGATCTCGAATATGTCGATCGCCTCAGCCAAGGCTACGCCTTACATGAATTTGATGGGGCGATCGATCCAGGAAATCAGCGCCGTCAAAGGAATCGACGACCAGACGGCGGCATTCTTGGCCTTAGGCGTGAATACCCGCGATGCCAGCGGCAAGATGCGCGACTTTGACAAACTGTTACCGGATATCCAGCAACGCATGAAAGCGTTGAGTGCCACGGATCAGGCGGTTATCTCCAAGGCGCTCTTTGGCACGGAAGGGGGTAAAGCCGTTTCAGTGCTGGTCAATGCGACTGACGCGGACATCGCCAAGATGAACGCCTCGTTGAATCAGGCGGGCGGCTCTTCGCTGAAGGCAGGGACGGAACTCCAGAAGGGATTTGGGCCGGCGCTGGAGCAGTTGGGCGGGGCGATCGAGACCCTGCAACTGAAGTTTGGGGAGGCGCTGGCTCCGGCGATTGAGGGGATTGCGCGGCTGCTGGGAGATTTGTTCAGCCGCATGGCGGACACGGGGATGTTTGACCAGATGGGCGCGGCGTTTCAGCAGTTGGGCCAAACCCTGATGGGCATCACGGGCAACGACGCGGTGATGGACAGCCTGGCCCAGGCGATTTCCTCGGTGGTGACGGCGCTGGCCCAAATGACCGGCGAGGGAGCCGTGGCCTTTGCCAACTGGATCCAGCAGATGGGGCCCCAGATTCCGGGGCTGGCCGCGGGTTTCCAGGAATTTGCGATGAAGGCGATCGAGGTGGCCCAGGGGCTGGCTCCTCTGGCTCAGGCGGGCTTGCTGGTGGTGGGCATGGTGGCCCAACTCGGGCTGGCTTGGGGCGGCTTCATGAACCAAATCGGGCTGCCGGTGTTGCAAACGGTGACGACGGTGCTGACCGCGATCGGCGGGGCGATCGGCTCGGTGTTGCAAGCCGTGGGCGGGATGCTCCAAGGGCTGGCGGGCGTGGCGGGCGTGGTTCCCGGTCTGAGCGAGGCGTTGGGCGGTTCGGCGGCGGCCCTTCAGCGATCGGGCGCGGCGATGCAAATGTTTGGCGGGCAGATGAGCGGCGCACAGGGGGCAATCCAAGGCGCGGCCACGGCTTCGGGCAACCTGGCCACAGCCACCCAAGGGGCGACCGGTTCCGCCACGGCCCTGGGCACAGCCACCCAAGGCGCGGGCAAGGCGGCCCAAGGGGCAGCGGGCGGGCTGAATGCAGCGGCCGGGGGAGCCAACAGCCTCGGGGGAGCCGCCAACAGTGCCGCCAGTGCCAATCAGGGCTTGGCGGGCGCGGCCCAGGGAGCAGCGGGCGCGGTGAACCAACAGGCGGGCGCGGCGAATGCGGCAACCACGGCCAACCGAGGGCAGGCGGCGGCCTTGGCCCAAGCGGGCACGGCGGCTTCGACCCTGGCGGGCAACACCCAACGGGCGGGCGATGCGGCTTCGGGAGCCAGCAAGGGATTTAGCCAAACGACGGTGGCGGTGTTGGGGATGATGGGGCCGTTGGGCCAGGTGGCGGCCGCGGCGGCCAGCCTGTGGAACGTGTTGAGCAGCATCATGGGGTTCAAGCCTCCGGCGATTCCCGGTGGGGGCGGTGGGGGCAAGCCTCCCGCCAAGCCTGCGGCCAAGCCCGCCAAACCGAAGGCGCGGGCAAAGGGTGGGCCGGTGTGGCCCGGTGAGGCGTTCCTGGTGGGTGAGCGGGGGCCGGAGCTGTTTGTGCCACCGGGCAGCGGGATGATTCTGACGGCTTCGGAGACTTCGGGGCTGCTGTCGGCGGGCGTTCCGGGGTTTGCCGGTGGCGGGCGCGTGCGGGGCCGCGAGCCGATCGTGGTGGGCGAGGATGGCCCGGAAAGTTTTGTGGGCGGTTCGGGGGGCAAGGAAACGCCCTGGCGACGGATGTGGGGGGATTTGGCCCAGCAGGCGGATGCGCGGGCGATCGGCGGGCGTGGGAGCAGCGCGGGCGGTGTGGGTGGCTCGGGTGCGCCGATCGATGTGCAGGTGGAGATTCAGCCGCCAACCGGTGGGGGCGCGGGCGATGCACCCGCCACCGAGACGGGGTTGAGCGCTGAGGTCGATCGGGTGATTGCGGCGATCGATGCGCTGGCCACGACCCTCAGCCAGTCGGACGCGCAGAAAGCCGCCAACAGCAAGGCGTTTGAGGATTTGAACGCTAAGGCGGGTGCGCCAATCGATCGGGCGGCGTTCGATCGCACCCTGAGCCAAATCACGCAACTGCAAGGGCGGGGAGCCAGCGCCGACCAGTTGGGCACGGCGGCCACCCGCGCCAGTGAAGCCGGGATTGATGTGCGGGCGATCGGCGTGAAGCTCAGTGAGGACGTGGCGAAACAGGTGGAAGCCAACCTGGCCAAGGTGGCCCAGGCGGCCCAGGAGAAGACCGCCACGGGGATGGGCGCGACGGCGGGCAAGGTGGACAAGGGGACATTGGATCAAACCAAGGCGGCGGAAGACTTGGGGGCAAAATTCGACTCGCTGGCGGAGGAGGTTCGCGCCCTGGCTAGCAGCCCGCGCGACCTGACGATCAACGGCTCCCAGAACCCGTCCGCCGACGCGGCGAAGCTGATGGAACAGATGCAAGTTTTGGCGAGCGCGGGGGTGCGGCGATGAGTTTGACTTTGACCCTGGGGAGTCGCATCGTAATCCTGCCCCGGCGCGGGTTTCTGCCCGGTTTGGAGGGGTACGATCGCCGCGAGATTCGGATCGATGGGGGCGATGCGACGGGCGAGATTGCCTACAGCGCGGCGGGCACACCGATTCTGGACGGGCCAAGCGTGCCGAACAAACACCGCTGGCAAATCAGCGCCTACGTGACCGAGGAGCTGTATTGGTCGCTGTTGGCGCTCTATGCCGACCATGACGATCGGCGGCGCAGTTTCGCCAATTGGCAAATCGGGTTGGCGGATGAGAAGGCGCGGGTGGTGGATTTTGGCCCACGCACCCGGGCGATCGTGGGGGGCACGACGGAAGAGCCGATCGACGGTGGGGGCGTGGCCTATTTCGCGGTGTTCGAGGTGGCGATGTCCGCGCCGAAGGGTGAGCCGGTGAACAACCTGCAATACCCGTGGCTCGTGCGTTTCGGGCTGTCGGAGCTGGAGGTGGTTGCGCCATGATCAACCTGACGGCTCGGGGCACTCGCCTGACGGTGGGGGGCAAGGATTTTAGCAAGGCGCTGGTGGCTGGCTCGGTGAGCGATGCGCTGATCGATCGGAGCGGGGTGGTGTTGCGATCGGGGTCGATCGAACTGGCGCGGGTGGCGGATTTGGACGAATCCCTCGATCCGCGCCTGAACCTGATCCGCTGGGCGCGGGGTGTGGAGGTGTCGATCGAGCTGAAAACCGAGGCGGGGGCTTGGGCCAAGCTGCCCTGCCAGGAGCTGTATATCCTGAACGCCCAACCGGAGGACAGTCAGGGGGCGCGGCTGACCCTGGAACTGGGCTGCTGGCTCAGTTTGAACGAATGGCAGACCAGCACCGACCCGGAGGAAGAGCGCCAACCCACCGAGGCGGAAAGCAAGCCCCAGGTGTACCAGCGCCAAACCCTGTTGGCGGAGTTTCTGGGCAAGCTGAATGTGACTGGGGTGAGCGGCGTAACCCTGACGGGGCAATGGATTGGTTCGGTGGCGACCGACCTGCAAGGGGGCTATCTGGAGAAGGCGGGGCAACTGGCCTACAGCAGCGAGCAGCCCTGCTATCTGGTGGCGGAGGGGAAGGCGGTGCGGCTGGTGCCGATCGATCTGGCTCCCGCGCCGTTTCACCAGGTGGCGATCGGGGTGGGCGAGAAAACCTATGCCCCGCAAACGGCGGAACCGCCCGTGGAACGGTATGTTTGCACCGCTAGCCCGTTGGTGCAGAAGCCAGAAACCGAGTGGGAGCGATCGGGTGCTTGTGTGAGCCGTCGCTACTCGGACTCGGGCGGGTCGGAGCTGTGGGAGTTTTGCACGGGCGATCCGGATCAGGAGACCTACCGGCTTCAGGAGCCGGAAACGGTGCTTGATCCAGACAGCAGTTCGACGGGGCTACGTACAAGCCAACGCCGCATCAAACAACAGTTTTGGGCGGCGGATGATGGTCGGCTTTTGACCGAACTGGAGGTGATGTATCGCCCTCGGATTGCGGTGCTGGCGGGGGCTTACGGGGAGCTGGATGAGGACGTGCCTGACCCGTGGGGCGAGGTGATGGCGGAGCGGACGACCGTGACCTATGCCTACGACCCGGCGACGAAGGTGCTGGCCCAGCGGAAAGCCGTGACCCAAAAGACGATCGCGGAGATTGCACCTCGGATCGTGGCGAACTATTCGCTACCGGCGAATTTCACGAGCCTGCGGGATGCGGAAATGCATATCCAAAGCTGGTTTCGGGACACGAAGGGGCGTTGGGTAGCCACGGAGCGCAAGTTGCGGGCGCGGAATTTGGCCCAATCGCAGGTGGTGGACGCGTTAGAGGGCAGGGGCACGTATGACATGGTGAACGTCGCGTGCAATTTGGTGCGCGTGCCGATCGGGGAGGGCGGGGCCCAGGCGGCGGATAGCGGGGCCAGCCAACCGCCTGCGACGCAATATCGCAGCAAGCAGGATGAGGCGGACAAGTTTGAGAACAAGGATCTGAAGGGGGTGGCGACCTTTGAGCCGATCGGTGGCTCGAAGTATCGGCCGCAGAAGGTGGTGGAGGATGTGCCGCTGGCTCAGACCGAGACGGCGTTGGCGGCCTGTGCGCGGGTGGGCGGGTCGTTGCTGTTGGGGCGACACCAGGGGGCGACGCTGGAGATTCCGGTGGCGGATAAGTTCCTGGGGCCGGGCTATTTGCCCCTGAAGCGGATCGATGTGATCGATCGGCAGTCGGTGAAGAGTTTTTTGGCGGACGGGGCGACCTGGGCTTTCAGCCAAACCGAGGCGCTGCTTGGCTTTGCGCATTTGTGCTGGTTGGGGACGGCTCCCTACGTGGCTCCGACGGGGGTGAGCGGGGCGACGATCCAAATTTCGACGGCGGGCACGGGGCTGGTGGTGGGGTCGGAGCTGCGGTTTGCGGCGGTTCCGGGGGGTGGGTTGCCGCCAGGGTTGGGCGATCGGCCCTACTACGTGGTGGCGGTCAGCCCCACGGGGATTCAGGTGGCGGAAACCCCTGGCGGTGTGCCGGTTTTGCCGGGTGCGCCCCCTCCGGCTCCGGCGCTACCCCCTGCCGATGGGTTGCCGCTGCCGGGGGGCGGGGCGATCGATCCGGCTCCGGCGTTTGGGGGCGCGGCGTTCGTGGTGGTTCCGTCCACCACCATCACCGTGCCCTACAGCGCTTTCGAGTCGGTGCTGAACCCGTCGATTCCCCATTTGGCGGGCCTGCGCTTGGGGGCTTCCCACGGGGTGGGCCGATCGGCGGATCACCTGGTGGGTCTGGGTCTAGGGGTTTCCCACTCGGTTTGGCCTCGGGTGGATCACTTGGTGGGTCTGCGTCTGGGCGTTGCTCACGGGGCGGAGGGCGGCAAGGTTGCTCCTCACCAAGTGGGTCTGGGTCTGGGCGCGGTTCACGGGGCGGAGCAGGGCAAGGTGGCTGCTCACCTGGTGGGTCTGGGTCTGGGCACGGTTCACGGGGTGGAGGGCGGCAAGGTGGCTGCTCACCTGGTGGGTCTGCGGCTGGGTGCTGCCCACGGGGTGGAACGATCGGCGGTTCACCTGGTGGGTCTGCGTCTGGGTGCTGCCCACGGGGTGGAACGATTGGTGGCTCACCAAGTGGGTTTGGGTCTGGGCGCGGCTCATGGGGCGGAGGGCGGCAAGGTGGCTCCTCGCTTGGTGGGTTTGGGGCTGGGTGCGGCTCATGGGGCGGAGGGCGGCAAGGTGGCTGCTCACCTGGTGGGTCTGCGTCTGGGCGCGACTCACCTTGTCCAGAACGGGGATGTGGGGGCGCTCTACGCGATCGCCCGGGCCAAGGGCAGCCTGCTTTCGCCCAAGGATGCGGCGGTGGTCTTGTCCCGAGCGGGTGGTTCGGTGGAAGCCGGACTGGCGATCGTGCCGGATTTGTAACGTGCTTTAACTTTTTGTAGGAGGCGAAAATGCCGCAATATCTGACCCTGAGAGAGTATGAGGCTGCTGAACTGTCGTGGCTGATCAACGATGCGACGACGCTTTTCGCGATCGCGGGGACGGGTGTGCCGGACGATACCTGGACTTCCCAGCAGCTTGTGGCGAATGAGCTGATTGAGGGCGGGGTGAACAATTACCGCCGCACGTCGATCAAGCCTGGGTCTGCCGTCACACCTACCTTTGACGTGACGGATAACCGCACGGAGGTGAATGATCAGACATTTTTGGCAACGATTCCCGTGGGACAGACCTGGGCTTACCGCTGGACGGCGGGGATTCGGAATGCGGCGGCTTGGGCGAACCGGCAAATCACCACAGTCACGCCTGCTTCGGGCACGATCACTTTTCCTGCCAATTCAGGCACGTTTGCGGTGAACCAGCGGGTGATCATCACTGCGGACGCGGGGGGCGTGCTGCCGGGTGGGGTGACGGCGCTGCAAATCTATACGCTGCAAGGGGTGACGGGGACGACGACGATTACGGCGAACTTGCGGGCGATCGGCTCGGGCACGAACCTGACAATCTCTTCGGCGGGGAGTGGCACGTTGCGGGTACGGAATATGCCGGACTTCTCGTTTGAAGCAACGGTGGAAGATGCCGACCAGAGCGCGTCTGGCTCGTTGTCGTTTTCCTATCAGTATTTTGCGAAGCGTGCACAGGCGCTCTAAACCATGGCTACAAGTATCAATTGGATTGCTACTCCGCTAGTAGTGGGATCGAACAGCCTGTCGGCGGCCAATCCGACGTATGACGGGTCTGGCACGGTTGTGACGGTTGTGCCGACGGTTTCGGTCAAGACGGCGATTTATGTGTTGGATGCGATCGCGACGGGGGCGACGAACGCAGCCGGCGGGCTGCTCTATTGGGTGCGGGTGAATGGGGCGAACCGCTGGCTGGAGGAGGTTTCGCTGATTCGTCCCTCGATTACCCCGAGTGCCACAACGTTGCCGGAGCGAATCACGATTGTGCGATCGGAGTTCAATCCGGTGCTGCTGGAGGTGGGCGATAGTTTGGCGGCCTATGTCACGGTGGCTAATCCCTTTAGCGTTCGGGCCTACGGGGGTGTTTTCTGATGCAGGGAGTATTGCATGGGGTGAATCCGGGGCGGCGTGCCTTGATCGCGGGGAAGGAACCTTTGCGATCGGGGGAGTACTGGGCAACGCAGTCCGGGGATCTGGCGTTGGCGAATGAGCCTGCGGGGGCGAGGGTGACGGTGTTGAATGCCACTTCGCAGGTGATCCGGGTGTCCGGGCGATCGTTGTCGGGGCTGAGTCGCCGGGGCTTGTCCTTTGCGGGTCGGAGTCGGCTGAAGCTGAATCCTGGGCAGGAGGGGAAATTTTTGGCCACCGAGGCGGGCTGGCTGGCGGTGGGCTTGGACACGGAGTTTCCGGTTGACCCGCTGGCTGGCTCGTTGGAGCTGGCCCTGCCGTTTGACCAGGGGCTGGTGGATCTCTCGCCGGAGATCCGGGGGGCGGGAACTCCGAAGGTGGTTACGGCGGGGGGATCGCCAATCATTTCAACGGCCCAAAGCAAGTTTTACGAGCGGAGCTTGGCGCTGAACGGGGTGGATCAGTCGCTTTCGATTTCGGGGCATAGCCCTCCGGGGACGGGGGATTGCTGCTACGAGGGGTGGTTTTTTGCGCCTACGGTGAAGAGTGGGGCGCACTTGATCAATACGGGGGGCGGGGCTGCCTCGTTTTTGCTCTATTTTCCCTATTCGGCGGGGCTGGCTATCTACTCTCAGGAAGCAAACCAAATTATGTCAAACGCTGTGGTGGCGGCGACTTGGCAGCATTTTGCCCTGTGGCGGCTTGAGGGGGTTTGGCGGCTGGCGGTGGACGGGGTGATTGCGGGGAGTTGGGAGGCGAACTTCGATATGGTGAGTTCTTCGTTCTCGATCGGTAACAATACGTCTCCCGCTGAATCCTTTGCGTTTGCGGGGTTTTTGCAGGATTTCCGCTATTACCGGGCGGCAAAGTATGGGACGGCTAACTTTGCGCGACCGGGGAGTGTGTTGTGATTCAGCAGGTTTTGGCGGCGGCGACGCTGCGACTGCGGTTGGGGCGGCTGATGCGCGGATCGACCGATCGCCAGGACTCGCCCCCTGTGCCGATTTACCTGGGCTGCAAGGGGGGGATTCACGAGGTGAAGGTGGGCGACAAGGTGGAGCGGGTTCCGCAGTCTCGCGTCATCACTCGCGGGGCGCTGGTGGTGGGGGAGCCGTGTTCGTTGGTGCATGGGATGTTGGACGGGATGAGCGGTGATTGACGGTGGGTAATTTCCTGAGTGGGTTGATTGTCCAGGTGGGCCAACGGTTGCGGGGCGATCGGTTGCGGCGATCGGCGGAACCGAAGTCGCCGCAGATGGAGCGCTGGACGTATGACGGCTTCAGCGGTGGCCAGCACTGGGTCAAGAGCACGACGACGGGCAAGCGGATGGCGGGCAAGCCTTCGACGAATGGGGCGTTGGTGCTGGGGGAGTCGGTGCGGTTTGTGGGCGGAACGATCGACCAAATGCCGCACCGGGAGCCGACTGAGGTGGTGTTGCCCGCCAGCACGCCGATGGGCAAGGTGATCGCGGTGTCGCTGGACGGGTTGACCGTGCCCACGCCGAGCCTGTCCCGAGTGGGCGGGCACGTGCCGAAACCGTTGGCGGCTGCGGTGGACGGCGATCGGCTCTATGCGTCGAAAACCGGGAAGGATAAGCGATCGTGGGTTTTGGGTTCGACGACTCAGCAGGTTTGGTGGGACAAGACGGACAAGGAATTCAAGGCGGTCACGTTCCCAAACAATTACTGGGAACGGGTTTGGAAGGGAAACGGCTTTTGGTTTAGTAAGCCGAGTTTGGTGACGCGGAATTCACAATCTTCAAGCGTGACCGAAACGAGTTCGTCTAAGCGGACGCTGGATCTTTCGGAGCGCCAAGCGTTTGTGCCCGCGATCGAGCTGCCAGTGGCTTCGATCGAGCTGATCTTTTTGGGCGATCGGTGGGTGTTTCCTGGCTCTTTTTATCAAAGAGACGAGGTGGAATCCCTGGAAACGTGGGACTACGAGGCGGGAATTTATGTGGGGTTTCCGCCGCCGTGCGGTGCGCCCTCGCTTAAGCCTTACGTGCCAGAACCGGATCTAATTCGTACCTCGGTTTATGACGGGCGACGGATTGTTGACGCTTTTGCTTCGACGGTGATGGGGCTGGTGGCCTACCTGCGTTCTACCGGAATTAACTGCACGGGGTATCGGTTTCGCAACGAGCCTGGCCAGCCGCTACGGACGACCGCCTACGATGGCCCGTCCTCCGGCCCACCCGGGGCAAAGTGGACAGACACCTGGGATGGGTGGCTAGATTTGGTCGAATTTGTGACGGATCCGCTGCCGCCACCGTTGCCGCCTCCAGAGCCTGCCCCGCCGCAACCGGCCTGTAGTGCGCCGCCGAGCAATCCGACTGCTCCGCCCGGAACAGCCGAGCGACGGGCACTGAGAGTGACCTGGACGTATGAGTATCGGCTGAATATTCCTGACGTTTTCCTGAAGCCTTCGGGGCTGCTGAAACGCAATTGGAAGTGGGAAGAAACCAGCAACCGACGCACTCAAGACGGGGCGGAAGTTTACAACAACAAAACCTACGACATTGACGTTTGGTTGCCGGTGGTTGCTGATAAGACCGGCGAAGCGGTGATTGTCGTAAACCTCAAGAAATCCGGCACAGAAACGGCAAGCTTGGAGGAAAAGTGGTATTGGTCGCCCAGCGGCAATACGCTGGTGGAACTGGATGCAGCGATTTTTCGCCCTGTCTTGGTTGACGCGCTGGAGATTCGTGATCAGGGGCGATTGTTCTGGACTCCCAAGCCGGTTCCTGATTTGATTGTGCCAACCACGGGCGATCCCTATTTGGCGCGGGTGGTGCGTCCTGAAGGCGACAAGATTCCGACCGAAAAAAATCAGTTAGTTTTGATGGAGGAATGGCTGATTCCTTCGGGCACAAAAACGACAAAAAAAGAGAAGGTTTACGCGCTCAAAATTCCCGAGGAGTCGAAAATTGACTGGTACAGCTTCCACCCTTGATTGCGCGATTCTGATTCCGGTTCACAACGCAGAACGCTGGCTGGGGCGCTGTTTGGAGGCGGCGACGGCGCAACCGGTGCGCTGGATTTTGGTGATTGATGACGGCTCAACGGATGGCTCGTTGGGCATTATTTCGGATTGGGCGCGGCGCGATTCAAGGATTTGTTATCAATCAAATCCCTTGCCGCGCGGGGCTTGCCAAACCCGCAATCGCTTGCAGGATTGGGCGCTGATTTTGGGGGTGGAATGGCTGCAATTTGTGGATGCTGACGACTGGCTGCTGACGGGCAAGATCGCGCGGATGATTGCCCAGGCGCGCCCGGGAAGTGAGCTGCTCTGGTGCGACTTGGTGCGATTTGAATATAGCTATTTCCCGCCCCGGCGCAAGGTGATGCGGTTCATCGACCCGCATGGGTATGGTTTTCCGCCCAATCCGGGCTGCTGGCTGATTCGGCGATCGTTGCTGGAGCGGTTGCCGGAACTCCGCTGGGATGAGGCGTTTCGGGAGTGCCGGAACGACCTAGATTTTTGGATGACGGCGATATCTCTGGGGGCGCGGACGCAGCGCACACCCTTTGTGGGGTTTGCCTACCGGGCGTTTTGGGGGCCGGGGCAACTGACCCAGAATCCGGCACGGCATGAACACGCCCTATTGGAAGCCAAGCACCCGCAATGGCTGCTCGATCGACGGGTGGTGATTGAGGAGAAGACAACGCGGACTCCTGCGATCGAGACCCATTTCGTGAGTCCCTACGATTGCCCGAAGACGATCGAGGGGGATCCGGCGGTGCTGGTGGATGTGTCGCCATTCACGGAGCCTGAGGCGGACTGGGCGCGGGTTTGCGAGGTGTTGCGGGTTCTGGGTCGCCGCAATGTCCCGTTGCGGGTGACGGTGCTGTGGCCCTGGGGCGCGGGGGGCGATCGATTGCGGGCGATCGGGGTGAAGCACTTGACGCTGGCGAGTCACCCTGGGGGGGTGTTTGCGGTGCGCGTGCGATCGGGTTGGGAGGACTTACCGGGTGTGCCGGTGGGGGTGTTCGATCCTCCGGTGGTTGTTGCCAATTGGCGAAAATCCCGCCCTCGCGAACTGGCGGGGACGGGATCTAATCTTTTGCGGATCTAATTTTGAATGATGATTAGATCCTATTTCGAGCGCGCGGCTACACAGTCGCCAAACAAAAAT